ATTGCCTATGAAGCATTACCACTTTGGATACAACAGGGTGTAAGAGTATGGAACAAAGGCGACATTGAACTAGAAAATAATTGTCGTGTAATGGCAACCTCTACTGCTTCAAGTGCGATTCGTGGTTACTCTATCTCGTTGCTATATCTTGACGAATTCGCATTTGTGCCAAGTAATATTGCTGATGAGTTCTTCACCTCTGTATACCCAACCATCTCTTCTGGTACGCAGTCTAAAATTCTAATTTCTTCCACGCCAAATGGAATGAATCATTTTTACAGAATGTGGACCGAAGCAATTGAAGGGCAAAGTGGATTCAAACATATTGAAGCCAACTGGCGACAGGTTCCAGGTCGTGATCAAGCATGGGCAGATGATCAAAGACGCATTCTTAAAGACGAAAAGTTTTTGCAGGAAATGGAATGCGAGTTTATGGGATCGGCAGGTACATTACTTTCCTCTGCATCCTTAAAGTCCCTTGCATTTGTTAAGCCATTACACACTTCTGATAATGGCATTAAGATCTATAAACAACCACAAGAAGGTCACAATTACATCATAGTTGCAGATACCTCTAGAGGCAAGGGTTTAGACTACTCAGCTTGTGTGGTAATAGACTGTACGATTCCATATAGATTAGTAGCAACTTATAAAGACAATAATATCAGCCCACTAGTTTATCCATCAATTCTTAAGAAGATGGGCGATTACTATAATCAAGCCTATGCGTTAGTAGAAATTAATGATAACGGGCAACAAGTTGTAGATAGTTTGTTTGAAGACTACGAGTACGAAAATATTCTATCCACCATAGATATTAAAGGAAAAATTGCCTTAACATGGGGATATGGAAACAAATCCTATCGTGGAATCCGAACAACAAAATCTGTAAAGAGACTAGGGTGCTCAATTGTTAAAAACCTTATCGAACAACAAAAATTAATTATTGAAGATTTTGATACCATTACAGAATTGTCGACCTTTATTGCCAAGGGAACCAGTTTCGAGGCTGATGATGGTTGTCATGACGACCTAGTAATGTGCCTTGTGCTTTTTTCTTGGGCAACAAACCAGTCATTTTTTGCAGATTTAACGAACACAAATCTTAAAGAGCGTTTATATCAAGAACAAATGAAACAGATTGAAGAAGATTCTCTGCCTATGCCGTTGGCTGGACATATTGAAGTAGATGGGAAAGAGTTTGATTTTGTTTCTGGTGGTTCAGTATGGAAAGTGGTCGAACATTAAAAAACTCGATTTACTAAATAAACCGTAGAATTTCTATCCTCCCAAACAGGAGTAAACCCATGGCATTTTTAGTTTCTCCAGGAGTTAACACTTCTGAAATTGATCTTACAACATCCGTCCCTGCAGTTGGTACATCAACTGGTGCAACCGTTGGCGTATTTCGCTGGGGTCCAGCAAATACAGTTATTCAAGTCAGCAGCGAATCTGATTTAGCACAAAAGTTTTTTACACCAGATTCAAACACCGCAGGTTCCTTTATTGCTGCAGCAAACTTTCTCGCATACGGAAACGATCTTCGCGTAGTTCGTGTAATTAACCCAACTGCTGGTGCAAATGCATCAAACAATGCGGTTTCAAACACGAGCCACTATGCAACGATCCCAAACGACGAAAGTTATTTCAACACTCAGTATGCGTCATCAAATACAGTAGTCCAATGGGCTGCTCGTTATCCTGGTGTTATAGGAAATTCTCTTAAAATTTCTGTTTGTTCTGAAGAAACATCCTTCGCGAACTGGGCATATGCATCATACTTCGATGCTGCACCAAACACATCAAACTATGCCGCTGCAACAACTGGAAACGCAAACCTAAAGGACGAAGTGCATGTCATCGTAGTTGATGAAGACGGTCTCCTAACAGGAACAGCAAATACAGTTCTAGAGCGTTGGGCAAATCTATCAAAGGCAAGCGATGCTCGCGGCGATGATGGCTCGACAATCTTTTATAAAGAAGTTGTATACCGCAATTCTGAGTGGATTCACTGGATCGGACATGCCGCTGGTTCAAACGCAACCAATGCATGGGGTCAAACAGTTGCTACAGTAAATGCTTCTGGTGACAAGTTCCACCAGCCAGCTGTTGTTAACTACTCGCTAACAAATGGTGCTGATGGTTCTGTTAAGCAGAGCGATATGGTATCTGCTATCGATTTGTTTGATAACAAGGAAAAAATTGATATTTCTCTACTCTTCGCAGGTGACTGTGGCGTTGGAGCAAATGCTGCAATTAATACAGTAACAGTATCAAACGAATACCTAACAGTTGCAGCAAGTCGTAAGGACTGCGTTGCGTTCGTATCACCTGCATACGCAAATGTGGTTGGCTCACAAGCCTCTGTGTCTGCGGTTGTCAGCCACCGAAACGCTCTAACTGACACTTCTTACGGTGTGATGGATTCAGGTTGGAAGTATCAGTACGACAAGTACAACGATGTCTACCGTTGGGTTCCACTCAATGCTGATATTGCTGGTCTTTGTGTTCGTACAGATCTACAACGCGACCCATGGTTCTCACCAGCTGGTCTAAATCGCGGTCAGATTCGCAATCTTGTTAAGTTGGCATTAAATCCAACTCAGTCAGAGCGTGATACGCTATACAAGGCAGGTGTAAACCCAGTTGTTTCCTTCCCAGGCGAAGGTACTGTTCTCTTCGGAGACAAAACTCTACAGGGTCGTCCAAGTGCCTTTGATCGTATCAATGTTCGTCGCCTCTTTATTGTTCTTGAGAAAGCAATCTCTGTTGCTGCAAGATCAAGCCTCTTTGAGTTCAACGATGAGTTTACAAGAAGCCAGTTCGTGGCACTTGTAGAACCATTCCTCAGAGATGTTCAGGGTCGTCGTGGTATCTTTGACTTCCGCGTTGTTTGTGACGAAACAAACAATACAGCAGGAGTTATTGACCGCAATGAGTTTGTTGGCGATATCTACATCAAACCAGCAAGAAGCGTAAACTTCATCCAGTTGAACTTTGTCGCTGTTCGCAGTGGCGTAGCCTTCGACGAGATCGTTGGGCGCTTCTAATAAATAGAATAGTATAAAGTCAGGAGAATACAATGGCTTTTAATGTATCTGAATTTCGTTCTCAAATGCAGTTTGATGGCGCTCGTGCTAATCTCTTTGAAGTGGAGATGAATTTCCCGTCATTCTCATTACCAGGAAACGCGGCAAGAAAGCTGCGTTTTGTGTGTAAAACTGCTCAGATCCCAGGATCTACAGTTGGCGTAGTACCAGTTCCATACTTCGGTCGCGAAGTAAAGTTTGCTGGCAACCGCACATTTGCTGATTGGACAGTAACAGTTCTAAACGATGAAGATTTCGTAGTCCGTAACGCATTCGAGCGTTGGATGAACGGAATTAATTCCCATCGCTTTAATACTCGCTCCGCTTCTGCTGCAACGCCAATTTCTTATGGTGTAGATGCCTTCGTTAAGCACTATGGCAAAACAGGCAAAATCATTAAACAATATAAGTTCGTAGGCATGTTCCCAAATGACATCGCGCCAATAGATCTTGACTGGGGTAATAATGACTCCATCGAAGAATACTCAGTGACTTTTGCATATCAATGGTGGGAAGCAGCTGCCGAAAGCGTGTTTTAATTATTTTTGGTTATGTTTTTATCATGGAGTTAACATATGGCAGGAATTAATCTATTTGGATTCCAGATAGTCCGTGCTGATCAAACAGAGCAATTGCAACCAGCAGTTACTGTACCAACTACAGATGATGGTGCATTAAATGTTACTTCTGGTGGTTATTTTGGCACATATTTGGACCTTGAGGCATCGTTCAAAAACGAAAACGATCTTATCACTCGTTATCGTGAAATGGCTATGCAGCCAGAACTTGAATCAGCAATCGATGATGTTGCCAATGAGGCTATTATTCATGACGAAACAGGTAAATCCGTAACAATTATTCTTGACGATCTAGATCAACCAGACAATATTAAAGACATGATTCGCGCAGAGTTTGATGCTGTTCTGCGTCTATTAAACTTTTCTAACAACGGCAATGACCTTTTTCGCCGTTGGTATATTGATGGAAGATTGTACTATCAAGTTCTAATTGACGAAAAACAACCTAAACTTGGTATTCGCGAACTAATATATCTTGACCCTCGTAAGATTAAAAAGGTCAGAGTTATAGATAAAAAGAAAGATCCAAGAACAGGCATTGAAGTTGTTTCAGGCTCTCGTGAGTTTTATGTTTACAACGATAAAGCAACTACGCTAGGTCAACAAACCTTTGTTTCATCACCAACCGATGCAGGAGTAAAAATTGCTGCTGACGCTATTGTAAATGTAAACTCTGGTTTAATGGATCCTAAACGACAGATGGTACTGTCTTATTTACATAAGGCAATCAAACCACTCAATCAGCTTCGTATGGTTGAAGATGCTATCGTTATCTATCGTATCTCTCGCGCACCAGAACGCCGTGTGTTCTATATTGATGTCGGTAACATGCCGAAGATTAAATCAGAACAATATCTTCGTGATATTATGACGAAGTTCCGAAACAAAGTTGTTTATGATTCTGCAACTGGTGAAGTTAAAGACGATCGTAAGTTTATGTCAATGATGGAAGATTTTTGGATTCCACGTCGCGGTGAAGGCAAGTCAACAGAGATTACTACGCTACCAGCTGGTCAGAATCTTGGTGAACTGAGTGATGTTAAGTATTTTGAACAAAAACTTTACAAGTCATTAAATGTTCCAATATCAAGACTAGAATCTAGTACTGGATTTACACTTGGTAGATCTACAGAAGTAACTCGCGATGAATTAAAGTTTATGAAGTTTATTGATCGTCTTCGTAGTAAATTTACATTAATGTTTGACGAATTAATGGAGCGGCAGCTTGCATTAAAAGGCATTTGTTCTACAGACGAATGGAAAGAATTAAAAGAAAAGATACACTACGACTTCTTAAAAGATAATAATTTTGCAGAACTAAAGGCATCTGAACTATTAGCAAACAGATTACAGGTTATGCAACAAATTGATCCATATGTTGGTGTTTATTTCTCGAAGGATTGGATCCGCAAGAAAGTATTGAACATGAATGAAGAAGAGATTGAAGAAATTGCAGAACAGATGGAAATAGAAAAAGCAGAAGAACCTGAACCTATTGAGGTTGGTGCTGCACCTGGTGTTGCTGAACCACAACCAACAGCAGCGCCGCAAACAAATGATATTAATCAAATGTTTAAATCACAACTAAATAAATAATTGGAGATATTATGGATACCGTAGAATTAGTGAATTTAGCAATTGCAGGTGATAAAGATGCTTTAGAAACAGCATTTAATAACGCTATGGCTGCTAAAGTTACAGACGCTTTAGAAATTAAAAAAGTAGAACTCGCATCTAACCTATTGGGCAAAGAAGAAACCGATGAAACTACAGACGCTACGATCGAAGCTGACGGAACAGATGGATCAACAGACATCCAGCATGAACCAACAGCAGAAGACTCAGCAGACACAGAATAGAACTAACGCGCAGCGTATTGCTCAGTTAGTTAGAGCTGGTTTGATGCAAACCAGTGAGCTGCCTGCACTCAAAGTTGCAATGGCGCGTCATGCTAAAGTTGGTGATGTTGCAAAACTACCAAAAAATCAACGCGATGTATTAAATCGTTACTATCAATCTACATCCGCAGCAGTTCTAGGTTCTCAGCAATCAACAACTGCTGTTCGCCGCAATCTTATGAATGGTTACGAAATTTCCCGCGACGATTATATCAGCGAAGCAACATTTAGCGATCCTCCTATGATGCTTATATTAAAGCGTCAAGGAATTAGAATTTTTCCAAACGGTAAGCGTGTTGCATTATACAACAACGAAAAACTCGGCTTGTCATTTACAGTACCATATTCTTCCACTGGTCCAGAGCAAGAATTGACTAGCGTTTCTGAGGAAGTTGGAATTGTAATGGAAAGCCTTAATCAAGTTGTAAAATATGCTCAAGAAGAATCGCCAAAGCAAACAGCTCGTCATATGAAATTTGATGATGGCTCTAAACTTAAAGTCAGTCATGGTGCAGCAAAAGCCATTCATATGGTACATGGTGCATTAAACGACGACAATAAAAAGAAGTTTGTTGAGTTGCTTAATACTCCAAAGGGATTTGAAAAGGCAGCACACTTTTCGTTGAGTAAAGTGAACTTTTCGATTGGTGGTAAATGAGCATCATCTTAAAAGCCATCAAGAATATTATTGTTGAAGCAGTAAATCGTAATGTTGTGCGCATGGGGCGTACAAAAATTATTCGTGCTCGTGTGCGTACAGTTAAAGGCAAGGTTACAGTGCAACGCAGAAAGAAGTTTTCTGCTGTAAAAGGTTATACAATTCGCGGTGGTAAAGTTACTCGTATGACTTCAGCTGAAAGATTAAAAAGAAGAATTTCGCAGCGTAAGGGTAAGATTAAGCGTAAAGCAAAATCAGCAAGAGCATTAATCAAAAGAAAACGATCATTGCGTCGTAGAAAATCATTAGGATTAAAATAAATGAAACTAATTACAGAGACAATCGAATCAGTAAAGTTAATCACCGAAGAAAAGAACGGTGTGAAGACTCTTTACATTTCAGGTCCATTTCTTGTTGCAGAAACTAAGAATCGCAACGGGCGTTTGTACAAGACTGACACTCTTATGAAAGAGGTCAATCGTTACAACGAAGAATATGTAACTAAGAACCGCGCATTCGGCGAATTGGGTCATCCAGATTCACCAACAATTAATCTAGACCGAGTGTCACACTTAATTACTTCTTTAAAGCAAGAAGGTAATCAGTGGATCGGTAAGGCAAAAATTCTTGAAACACCAATGGGTAAGATCGCTAAGTCTCTTATGGAAGGCGGTGCTACTCTTGGTGTATCATCACGTGGC